GTTACACTAGATTTGCTATTATTTGAAATGGGCATTCTAGAATCAGAAGCTGCCATCAGTTGCTGATTTACAGCGTCCATCATGGCATTTGCCTTGTCCTGATAATAATCATTTCTGGCCTTTGCCTTACCACGGGGCATCTTGGCAAGAGCGACATCCCCCCGTACAACACAATTTGAATAGCGACCAGCATCTAAAACAGTTGCAGAATGTAACATTTCAGGAACTTCTTCCGGGGTTACAAATACCCAACCTTGGCTCATTTTGTTCCCTACGTTCTTGTAGTCATCTTCACCTTTGAGGGAGATGCGTATCCAACGGAGAACCATGTCTTCATTGGTGAATCTGTCTACAACAGGTTCAGGAATCTCTAGCCAGTTAGGCTCAGTATATGTATATTCTTTCGTTTCAGTTTCCCTAGTTTGAGTTGTTCTACTACTTGTTTTACTCATCTTTAAACGCTCCTTTGTTACTTTTATTACGCGCTAACTTACCCACTGATAGGTACATACTCACCTGCTGCACGGTCTGCCCGTGCTTTTTCAGCAGCATACTTCTCAAGAGGTATATTCCACTTCTGTGCCATTCTTACGTCTTCTTGAGTAAGCTTGACCTTTTTAGAGGATGAGTTGGTAGGACTGCGCGACTGCCCTGCCACCACCTGTTGAGTAGCTCTTTGAGCAGGAACTTCCTGTTCTACAACCTGTTGGTTGAACTTGTGAGGAAACTCCTGCCTCATTCTTGAATCCACCTCTTGATAAAAATCAGGAGAAGCTGGATTATAACCTTCTTCTTTTAACTGGGCGTCAATTGTTAAAGCTGCCACAGTCATAATGTTGTCTGAACCAAACCAATTATTTTCAGGCTTTTGACTCCACTCCACAGCCATAGGATCATAATCACTTGTGTCTGCCTGTTGCTGCTGCTGCTGCTGTGCTTGCAGCTGCTGCTGCTGTTGTCTCTGAGCCTCTCTTGCCTCTAATGTTCTTTCGTACTGAGACAGTTGGTTCTTGTTCTGTTCAATGTTGTTTAGCTCTACCTGCGTCTGATTTAGAAGCTCTTGAGCCTTCAACATATTTTCTTTATCACCAGAATCATAAGCAGTTAGATAGGACTGCTTTGCTAACTCTGCTTGTTGCTGTAGTTGTTTTGCAGACTGGTCATAGTTGACCTTGTGCATATCTACAGCATTTTTATCTCTTTCTGTAACAGTTTCAAGAAGCTGCTGACGCTCTGCTTCTAACTGTGCAATACGAGCTTCCCGCTCTTTCTTTTGTTTGACCAGCTGTCTAATTCTTTTTTCAGCACCCTTGGTCTCTATGCCTTCTAATTCAGGAAGTTCTTTAGATGCCTCTGCTTCTACTGCTGCTGGTTCAGGAGACGCTTCCTCCACCTCTGGTTTACTTTCCACCTCTGGTTCAGCATCTTCAACTTCAAACTCAATTTTTTCTTGTTCACTTGTAGGAGAAAGATCAACCTCACTCCACTCTGTTAGCTCTTCTGCTACGTTTTCTTTTGCTTCTACTTGTTCTTCTGACATTCGTAGTGTCTCCTCATAGTGTGCGAATACTAAGGTTACGCCATAGTAATATATTTAACACATTTAAGTACCTAATACAAGGGTAGTGTCTAAATCTTCTGGATTGTCAATCTTCATTAGAACTTGATCGTCAAAGATAAGAAGTAGCTTGACACCCTTGTAAACAAACTTTGTGCCTACCAACTTCTGATAACATACATAGTCACCCTCTTTACACCAAGCACCACCAAGAAATTTGTCCTTGTCTTCGTAGGCCAGAGTTCCTACCTTGAGTACACGGCCCACCGTGGTGAGGTAAGCAATGTCATCCCTAGCTTTCTCTGGAAGGATAATTCCTCCTTTGGTCTTTGGCTTGATACTGACAGGGCGAACCAGAACATGATACCCCGGAATCTCTGGAAGAACCTCTGGGTCCGGGTGTTCTCCTTCTGTGACCCACGAATCATTTGTAATAGCTCCTGCTAAGTTAGGATTAATCATTGTCTAAATCATTCTCCATTCTATTATTGACAATTCTGTTTAGTTCAGTGTAGGCCCATTCAATTCCTGAAAGTGTTCCTACTATCTGCTTATATTGGTTATAGTCCTCTGCTTGTCCCTCTGCAAGCAAATTTTTTAAACTTTCTTGCTTGATGTGAAAAGCATCTTTTATTTCTTGGAATATATCCATAACAGAAGTATATCTACTTTCTTCTTGTCATCCTACGCTTTTTTTTAGATACTCGTTTGGGAGAACGTCTGGAGGTAGATAGTGCAATTGCCACTGCCTGCTTCTGATCATAACCTTCTGATTTTAGCTTCTTGATATTTGCAGAGATAGCCTTCTTACTTTTACCGGGAGTCAAGGGCATTCTAGATAGCCCTTGGTTCATAAGGGTTAGGATTACTAGCTACTCTACCACCAGTGGAAGCTTGTTTAGTATTTTCCATATTGCGTAAGGCTTGTGCTACATCTTCCATTCTGTCTCTAATTCCAGCCCTACCTTTCTTCTTTGCTGTTCTATATTCTTCATTGTCTAAAAATTCTGTGGCAGCTTCTTTAAACTTTCCTTGATTTATAAGTCTTCTAGTTTTAGGACTATGCTTGGGAGTCAAAGTTCCTCTGTAGTAAGACTGAGTTATTTGTAATTGCAATTCTGCAGGGTAAGATTCAAAATCAGGATAAGCTCTTTTAATTTCCTTCATACGAGTACCAAGGTCTTCTCGTAACATTTGATCTGCTTGTTCTTCTGTAATTTTAGTATCTTTGGTAATAGGCTTGCCTTCAAGGTCTCTGGTTCTTCCATATCCAATGGTATAAGGATCACCTTTTACAGGTTTTCTGGCTTTCAGTATAGGTTTTCCTTCATAATATTTAATTATATTTATAAAAGCATCATCACGGGTAGGCTCACCAGCTGGTCCACCGTCCTCCTCTTCTTCTTTTCTTACTTCTGGTTTCAGAGGCACGCTGGCACTGGGAGCAGAAGGAGAAGAGGAACTAAACATATTTTTTATATAGTCTTTTATATCACTAAAATTAAACATATCTGCTTCTTCCTTTGGTTCTTGTACTTGAGGGGTAGCTGTTAGTCCTTTAGACACAGGTGCAGTAGGTGCAGGTCTTTGAAACCTGCTACGCATGACACCTCCGGGGTCTAGCTCCTCATCTATTCTACGAGCAGTCTCTTGTTGTTCTGGAGAGGCAGTAAAAGCTCTTGCTTGGTTTATTAAACCCATTAGCTCTTCTTGATTCATGCCAGAGTAGACTGGTCCTAAACTACTTGTTTTATCACTCATCATTACCCCTGATACGTTTTCCAATGGACTGCAAAGTTTGCATAGCAGTGTTAGCAGCTTTAAGCTCAGTGTCATCATCTACCCTCTGCTTTTCTATTTCTAGTCTAGCAGCTGCTTCCAGAGCCTTCAGGTTTTCTTTACGTTCGTCTGCTTCCATTTTACCCACGTTGAGAACCAGATCATTCATGTTCTCCTTGGCTTTCAGGTCCATGTCCATTTGTTTAAGGGCAATATCAGCAGAATCCTTGGCAGCTGCCATCTCTGCTTTCTGTTTATCAAACTCAAGACGTTCTTTCTCCAGTAGAAGCATCTGTTGCTCTGGACTCTGTGCAATTCCCATGGCAGCGTTGGCATTTGCCACTTCTTCTGCTGCCTGTGCCATGACCATCTCTGTGGTTTGTGGGTCATCTGCAACACCAGAGGCCTTGACCATGCCAAGAACCTGCTCTTGGTACTTCATAATCATGTGATCTCTGACATTTGCATTGATAATTGGCACGATCTGCTTCATCATGGGGTTTGCGCCC